AAAACTTTGGCGTAAGTTGTTCCCCCAGTAAAGCCAATTGATTCGGTTGTGATAGAGGCATTTAATTGGGGTAAAGCATCAGGAGTTTTAATTCTATATCTTCTATTGTCTACCGTCGGATTTCGTGGACCAGGGACTTCCCTAGAAAGCTTGGAAACCGTAGCAGGTCTTCCTGTAGAGGTTGAAACTTGATTAATCGAAGCTGAGTCTCTAAAACTTTGCCCGCTTGAATCGGTACTAAAGCTTCTAATCTGATATCTTTCTGGCACTTGAGGAGAATTACTAGATTGGGGAGATATTACCGTGGTATAAATTTCTTCTGTTTTGTTTTCTCCTGCCACGATAGGAGGCAATGGATCATCGTCTGTGCTTTCTGGATCTGGTACTAGCTGGGTATTTGATTGAGAAAAAAAGCTTTTTTTGACATACTTAGAATCATCTGTAATATCAGAATAATGATCGTCCATGCGCCCCAAAAAGTTTATCTGGCTGCTACTAATTGGCAGTCTTTCGGCTGTGTAAAGGGCTATTAGTTGAGCAATGACTGTTAGGCGATCTGCGTCTGTAGTGGGATTTAATTCTTCTATTTTGAGAGCCAATAATTCTAATGATTCGCTTTCTTGCTTAAATCTTTGTAATTTCCAACCCGTAGAAGCAAACCCAGTATAATTCCCTTCTGAGTCATGGGAATATACTTTTTGCTCATAAGATACTTGTTCCCAGTGAACGTCAATTGATGGATTTAAAAATTCTTGATTGTAACGGAATGGATTCGAGGATGTAACATTGATTACAAAAACATCAAGGGAATTATATACGAATCCATAGGTTTCTTCTATTTCTTCTACAGTCTCCCCGTTAAAGCTTTTAATTGTTTTTTTGGTTTTTGTAATCCCTCCACTGTCAAAAGCATGGGTGGGAACTCTTAGGTAATCGCTAGGATAAGCTTCCTGAAAAAAGCCCCGATTAATAGTTGGGGGAACTTCTGGGGTTGGATCTCCTTCTATGTTTATCGCAAATCCTTGAGAATCTTCTCCTTCTTCTTCTTCTTCATTGTCTGCTACGGTTCTATCTATTATTAATTCTGCATTGTTGAGTTCTTTGGTCAACCTGACCCCATCTACGGAAGCACCAAACCCACCGGTTGATTCGTAGGTTAAACTTTTTATTTCCCAGTCGTAGAGGGTATAGATTGGTTCGGTTCTAAAGTCTTTTAAAGTAATTCCTGCCACATTATTCCAATCTGGGAATTTACCTTGAATTATGGCAATGTCAGGAATTAAATCCCTTAGCGTAATTGTTTCACTGCTATCGGGTTCAAGTCCACTAACAGGAATGAAATTATCAACGCCGCCTATGATCGTAACTTCGGATTGCCTAGCAACATAGCTAAAAGGATAGGATCTAATTCTATTGCTAGTTCCCCCTGTCCCACTAGATCCTAAATTGATTTGAATCGGTTTATCAACTGGACATCTAATGGTATCGCCATAATTTGAGTAAGGGCTTTGTAGTGGGATTATTATTTGTACAGCTTCACGGGAAAAATCTACAGATGAAACACCACAGATAAAATCAATTCCATAGCAGGAAATCGCTCTAGTTGGAGCGAAAAAAGTTAGAAGTTCTGACAGTTTGGACTTGTGGGATCTAATTGTTAGGTTTCCACTAGGAGGATTTCGCCACGATTGAGAGATAGAAAGATTAATAATTCTGGCAATGGAAAAAAGAGGATCTGGATTAATTATTAGATTGGTTTTAATCCTAGGTGTGCTAATTTCTAAAGGCTCAATAATTTCTATCGAAGACGGTGTGGCAATGGGAGAGTTAAAGATTGTAAATCCTGCTACGGTAAAAGCTGCGACGTTGTAAGAGTTGCTAATAGTAAATCCTGCTGGCATTAGATCGCCTCCTGATTACCTTGCACTTTATCTAGAATTGCCTGAATATCTACTGATGGTAATGCCCCCGAATTGCTTAGGATAGCCCATAGATTCTCAATATCTAAAGCCCCTAGGGTAAAGAGTTCTGTTAGGACTCGAATCATTTCAGGTGACAGCCCCATCCAATACCCTTCTTTAATTACTATTCCCTGATCTGATGGCGGCTTTTTATTTTCCCACAGCGCCCAAAGGGTGAAAATCTCGTTAACTGCACTCATTTTATCGGAGCCGTAAAGACTTAGATTGGCTCTTGATACAGTTCCCCTTATGTTGGCTTCCGTGGCTGTCATCGTTTGTTCAGAGCCTAGGAAATTTAATGATTCTTGGGCTATTTCCTTCTCTATCTGTTCATAAGCTTCTTTTTTTAGATTAATAGCGTTACCAGTTGTTTCTAATATTTGAAGCGTCTGATCCGCAGCCAAATCAACTACGGTATGGGGTGATATTAGTAGAGGAGTCAATACTTTATCATCAGATGTGCTTGCTACCCCAGTCCTGACGTATAAAGGGGCTTGGTAGTGCAAAGACTCTAAATAGTCAGTATGTAGTTGATAGTGGCTTAAATTAGCTTCTGCAATGCCCAGTAAAGGCGGTTCTATCTCAAATGGATTATTGCAATTATTGGGGTAAAAAACCACAGGAATTATGGGTAAAGACGTTTCTCCTTCATCGACAATCGACAAAGTCCCATTAACTTTTTCCCATACCTGAAAAGATCCAGCTTTAAACTCGACAAATTGATCAGTTAATTTTACGATGTAATCATCTGAATTATCTTGCTTGTAGTAACTTCTTTTTATGACCAATCTATCAGTAATCGAAACCCCGTCCAAGCCATAACTTATTGACCAGTTCATGATATCTTCCCTGTCAACTCTGGTCAAAAACGGTCTTTTTTTTGAATTATCACTGCTACGACTATAATCTACAATAATCGCGCAAAAACCCTTAGATAAAGCCGATACATCAGCATCCACTAAGAACTGTTGCAAGCTTGTTCCATGCAAGTCAATATTATTTAAAATTGCTTCTCTTTGCTCTTGAGAATACCAGCTTAATGTATCTGGCTTGATGCTAAATTGACTTAATAATCCTGCAAAATTATTAACTGTTTTTTCAAATAGTTTTTTATAGCGACTTCTTTTTAATCTTCCATAATATTTTTCAGGTGACTCTCTTGTCTGTATTGGAATAAAAATATTTCTAATTGAAGCGTAATACTCATTAGGATCGCTATTCACTAATCCTAAATTAGCTATTCCGTTGTCGCTGTATTGCTCGTAAGGATACCATGCCTGTTTTCCTTCATAGGAAGCAGTTAGAAACCTTAAGAGCGATTCAAATTGTTCGTATTGCGGATGCTTAGAATCAATGGGCATGGTTTTAATCTCTAACTAATGGGGGAATAAAACGATAAGGATGATTGGCGGCAAGCCGATTTTGATGATCACCATCCCAAGCTATTACACCTTCAATCAGCGAAATATCTAGATTAGTAATTGAGGAATTAGTGATTATTATATTTCGGAATCCGCCGACCCAAGTCCTGTTAATGGAAGAAAGTTCGGCGCCAAAGCTCCAAGGAAGATTGGCGGTGTTTGTCCCTGGACGTAGAGCTAGAGTAGAGGCAGGAAGTGGCAACGGGGATGTTGCCTGGGTAAAGTACGCCCCCCCATTTTTGCTGTACGACCCAGTTAATAATAGCGATCCCCATGAACCTCCATTCCCAAAGACACGAGGATCGGAAGTTGTACTTCCCCCATGGACCAATCCGTTTACACTACTAAAACCAGACGCCAAGCCATCAGAATAGAAACAAGAAAGGATTATTCTTGCTTCTGTTGACAGGGAAATGCTGCCACCGCTTACCTCCAAACGTCGGCTGCCAGTAGTGGTAAGGCTTCCAAAGGAAGGCTTGCCTTTAAACTGCAAATCGCTAGGGAAATGCGTTAATCTCCTGCTCTCGGTTGCTTGTATCCCGTCGTTTCCTTTTCCAGTCAAGTCCGAGGCGCCAGAAACCAGCCCGTTAGCATCCACATTTAGAAAGTCTGCATTGTACCAGCAATGCAGCACTTTTCTAAGGTTTTGCGCTGCCATTACGGGAGTCAAAACTCTAGTCTGCCTTAATCCTTCTACCCCAAAATTCCCGTTAGCATTCCCAGTGTGAGACATGGTTTTTATCCTAGGTAATCAAATCTTTCACCACTAAGGACGCATATTGTACTGGCGGTTAAATTTGCCAACGTTGACGCTTTCAAATCTTCATTCCTTCCCAACAAAATGTAAGGTTTTCTTCCGACTGCATCAACTTGTAATCCAGGTAAATTAGCAAAAGCTAACAAATCAGTGTTAACCCTAGCAGCGAAAGTATTACCAGCAGACAGGGGAATATTAACGAGTCCGATAGGACGAACAAAGTTTGACCCCTGTACATGCCCACTAGCTGTAAATCCGTAAAGAAAAACGTTGACTGTTACAGTATCGTTTGTCATGCCAACTAAGGAAACAACTCTACCCCCAAAAGTAGTAGCAGGAGAAACAATAACTCCGTTAGTATCAGAGTTCAAGGCTCCGATTGTTGTGCCTGTTAAAAGTCCTTTAAAAGTATTTTGATTGATAGCGTACTTTGGACTCTGTGTATCTGGGTTAAGTGCCATAATTAATTTTCGTATCCTAAAATTGTGAGTAATGAAGAGTTGGCTGCTAGTCCCTGAACAATTCCCAAAATCGAGGAGTCTGTAACGGTGTTGTCGTCAAACGTCCCGTCTTTGTTATCAAGTACCGTAGCAGAAGAGGTAATAATTAATCCCTCCGAAATAGCAAATTTAATTGATTGCTGTACTAAAATTTGCATTGCACTAGAATCATTAGCAACGTTTTTAGCCAGTTTTATTAGCTGAGATGAGCTATTGCTATCTTGCAAGATAGCGGTGGCAACTATTGTAATAGCCGCCGAGAATCTATTCTGCAATGAGACATTGTTTAATGTCAAATTGACGTATTTTAGTTCGGTTCCTGTGGGAATTTCAATCATAAATTACCTGTAAGAATTAAAGTAGAAACTAGATAAGATAGTTCAACTTCGTCGGAGGGTTGATTACTAGACACTAAATCAAATTTATTGTCTAGGGAATTAAATCTAAAATAGAAATAATCTTCAATGCCTCCCCCAGAAGTTGTGTTAGGTAATAATCCAGCGTAAGCAGAACCCCAAACTATTCGCCTTATAGAAGCCGAAGTAATTCTTAATACTAATTCCTGATAATTTACAGGAGTACCCGTAGGGTTAGCTATTGTCGCATTTTGCGACAAAGAATTTAATATTCCTATTGTAGTTGTATCTACGTTAGGGGTGACAGTAGCAGCGTCGGTCAAAGTTGTTATTGTTGGGGAACCGCCACCACCGCCAGTAATTGTTAGATTTCCAGAGCCGAGTACAGATTGATTGTTAATCGTTTTTATGGTTACTTCACTAACTAACAATGGCTGTAGTCCCGAAGTTAGTCCGGATACGGTTGTGACCCGATGGGCTGATTCTGATATTCCGTAGATTAAAACCTGATCTACATTGGCAGGAACTGTTTTAGATTGTAGTGCTTGGATATTTAATCCTATTGTTCTGTCTGCTGATAAGTCACCTCCTCCTGTTAATCCTGAAGCCGTAGCAATAACTCTAGAGCTTAAAACCCTAGAATCTAAATTGGTTTGAAGGTTGTTAATATCAGCAATCGAATGGGTATGTCCAGATGCCGTTTTGTTGTCAATTTGTCCTTGAATTAGTGACGTAACACCACTTAAGTAACTTAATTCAGTTGTTGTTATAGAAGATGCTGATAAGTGTCCTGACGCGGTGGAAATCGCTACTCTATTAGCTGTTTGATCGGCAGCCCATCTAGTACCATTGGCAAGGGAATATTGAGGGTGGTCATCGGCATTTAGTCCTGTTAGTGCGTTATGAGCAGTTACCCCGCCTCCGCCGCCAGAATAGCCCGTTATTCCCGATACGGTAGTCCGTCGATGAGTTGAAGTCGAAACGTCATAAATTAAAACCTCATCTAAAATAGAGGGATTTGTTTTAGCTTGAAGCCCTGAGATATTTAGAGCGATAGTCCTATCAGCCGATAAATCTCCCCCGCCTGTCAGTCCTGAAGCCGTAGCAATAACTCTAGAGTTAGAAACTTTTAGATCCAAACCTGCCTGTTGAAGAGTTGAAATGGGCTTATTTATATCACTCGTATTATCTACATTGGACAGTCCTACCATTGCCTTGGTA